AGATATGGAGATCAACAAAGTCCATTCACAGAAGACATGCCAACTAAACCAGTTGATCCATATGGTATATCCAAAGTTGCTGGAGAAGAAATATTAAAAACATTATGTAAAGTTCATGGTGTAGAATTAGTAATAGCTGTTCCACATAACATTATTGGACCTAAACAAAAATATGATGACCCATTTAGAAATGCTGTATCTATTTTTATTAATAGAATGTTACAGGGAAAACCTCCAATTATTTATGGAGATGGTATGCAGACTAGATGTTTCTCTTACGTAGATGATTGTTTAAACTCATTATTAAAAATGATCGAAGACCCGTGTGTCGTGGGCCAAGTTATTAACATCGGGCCTGATGAAGAATTTGTAACTATCAAAGAGGTCGCTGAGACGTGTGCCAATCTTACTGGTTTCAATGGAGACTTTGAATATGTACCAGATAGACCACAAGAAGTTAAACATGCAACGTGCTCCTCGGACAAAGCAAGAAAGCTACTTGGCTATAAGACAATGACTAATACGAAGGAAGGTATTAAGAAGACATATGAATATATCAAGGAACACGGACCACGGGCCTTTCAATATCATATAGACATAGAAATTATAAATGATAAGACTCCAAGTACATGGACAAAGAAACTAATTTAAATCACGTATTTTGTTTTGTAAGTTCTAAAGTAACAGAGAAATATTCTAGACTAGCGTTATATTCATTTTTTTTAAATACAAAATTAGAACCTGGAGATATCTTTGTATTTGTAAACAATGATGGTACCAATGCATTTAAAGGTGAGTATCCAATAGATATTTATATAAATAATAAAACTCCTAAAAGTTGGGCGGAAAATTTTAATAAGGGTTTAAGAGTTGCTAAGAAGTTTAAAAAACATTTTGTTGTTATAACTAATGATGTTGTGTTTACTAAGGGTTGGTTAGAAGCACTAAAACAAACAGATGATAATATTTTAATACCTGCTTGTAATGTTAACTTTATGTATAGAAGTGAAGCCTTTTCAACAGCTCCTAATATGCAATTAGAAGAATATGTTGGTAAAGAATCATATCTAAATGCTATTGTAGATTTTCATCAAAGTATGCATAAGTTAGATAGCCTAGATGAACGTATATTTATGCAAATGTATTTAGCTAGAATACCTTATAAAATTCATAATGATGTTGGATATTTTGATCATACCTTTTCTAATTGTGGTGGAGAAGATATGGACTATAGAATTAGAGCTGCAATTAAAGGATATAAAACTATGTTAGCTATGTATCCATTTATATTACACTTTCATGGTAAATCTTCTTGGGATGGGGCTGAATCTACAGAACAAGAAAAAGTTAGAAGAGATAATTATCTTAAGAGGGGTATAGAAAAATGGGGAGAAGACTTAACAGAGATATTTATTAAGAACTTATGCTAAAGAGCATGCCCATAAAATAGGTTTAGGAAAAGAATTTGACAGTAATCAACAATACGATATTATACGTAAATTAAAATGTTAAGTATTGATACAATTCAAGATATAAAAAAATTAATAAACAAGCATTTAACCCTAGTAAAAGAAGACCTTTGCTATGGTATAGACACGCTTGATAAACTTCACTATGCTAGGGGGCAACTCAGAGCTTTAGAAACTCTGCTTCAGGATCTTAATGACCTGCTGAAACGGGAGAATAGTGAAGATGACGACGACAGTAACAACTGATATACCTTCTATACATGAAGGTTTAAAAGACGTTTACCAAGAAAAAGAATTGGTTGAGAAAGTGCTCAATCCAAACTCAATAGATAAATCTACTTTAGATAGAATGCCTCAGCCAACAGGCTGGAGACTTTTAGTCTTGCCTTATGCTGGGCCAGCTCAAACTAAAGGTGGACTTATTCTATCTGATACTTCTAAAGATACAATTCAAATGACAACTGTTTGTGCCTACGTTCTTAAAATGGGTAATCTTTGTTTTAGAGACAAAGATAAATTTCCATTAGGACCATGGTGCAAGGAAGGTGATTGGATAATCTTTGGAAGATATGCAGGTAGCAGATTCAAAATTGAAGGAGGTGAAGTTAGAATTCTTAATGATGATGAAGTCATTGCTAAGATTGATAACCCCTCTGATATTTTGCACATGTACTAATAGGAGGACAACATGGATAAAGAAACAAAAAAACAACCAGAAGTTGAATTAGATCTAGATGATGNTAAAGAAACTTTAGTTGAANTAAAAGAAAAAGAAGANCNTAAAAAAGCTCCTAACTTAAATGTTGGTGAAGTTGATTTAGGATATACAGAACACGATAGTAAAGCAGAAAAAGAAAAAATTACTATTGAAGAAATAGAAGAACAACCTAAAGTTGAAACTAAAACAGAAGTTAAAGCTGAAGGTGAAAATCTAGAACAGTATACTGATAGTGTAAAAAAACGTATTGATAAATTAACTTATAAAATACGTGAAGCAGAGAGAAGAGAAAAAGCTGCTTTAGAATATGCTAAAGGTTTACAAAAAAAATACTCAGATGCAGAATCTAAGTATATGGATGTGGATACAAACTACATCAAAGAATTTGACGCAAGAGTTGATGCTCAACGTTCGCAAGCTAAAGCTAAGTTAAAACTTGCAATTGAGTCTCAAGATGCGGAACAAATTGCAAATGCACAAGACGAACTAACAAGGTTATCTGTTGAGAAGGAAAAGGCACGAATCGTTATGAGCGAACGTGAGGTAGCTAAGAAATCCTTTGATGATCAACAAAAAGCTCAACCTGTGCAACAAGCAACTCAACAACCAATTACTCCAAGTAAAAAAGCCAATTCATGGGCTGAAAAAAATGAGTGGTTTGGTAACGATAAATACATGACAAACTCAGCATTTATGCTTCATGAAGACTTGGTAAGTCAGGGGTTTGACGCAGAGAGTGATGAGTACTATAATGAGGTAGATAAACGTATGAAGGATTTATATCCTCATAAGTTTGCAAAATCTCAAGAAGTTGAGATTACAGAGGAGAACAGGAAACCCGTCCAAACTGTTGCTTCCGCTGGTAGAAAACAATCAGGACGCAGAACCGTGAGACTCACCAAATCACAGGTGGCCATTGCCAAAAAATTAGGGGTGCCACTAGAAGAGTACGCTAAATACGTGAAGGAGGTATAATGAGCGATAAAATAAATAAAAGAACTTCACGCGAGTCAGAAGTAAGAATTAAGGATCTTCGTAAGAAGCCTTGGACTCCACCGTCAAGTCTGGATGCACCTAAAGCGCCAGCGGGTTTTGTTCACAGATGGATTAGAACAGAATCGCAGGGTTTTCAGGATACAGCTAATGTATCTAAAAAACTTAGGGAAGGTTGGGAATTTGTGAGATCTGAAGAAATTAAAAATTCTATAGGTGATCATGATTATCCGACAATCTCTGAGGGAAGATATGCTGGGTTAATCGGGGTTGGCGGCCTTGTGTTGGCAAGGATACCAGAAGAAATTGTCAAAAGTCGTTCCGAGTATTTTAAAAAAATTACTCAGGATAGAATAAACTCGATAGATGCCGATTTAATGAAGGAACAACGACCAGGAATGCCTATCAATATTGATAGACAATCTCGTGTAACTTTTGGTGGTGGACGAAAGTCATAATTATTTGGCAAGAGTCAACTACTGTAAATTAAACTAATAATAAACGGAGTATAAAATAAATGGCAAACGTAACAGAACGATTTGGTCTTAGACCAAGTAGACAACTTAACGGAAGTCCATTCATTAACGCCCAAAACAGATATAGAGTAGCGGCTGATAATTCTACCAACGTGTTTCAAGGAGATGTGGTTATACCATTTGCTTCTGGAACTATTGGAAGAGCAATTGCTAATACTTCTACACCTGCTGTAGGAGTTTTTAATGGCTGTTTTTATACAGATCCAACAACTCAAAAACCAACGTTTAAGAACTTCTTACCAAGCTCAATAAACGCAAGTGACCTTGTCGCTTTCGTAATTGATGCACCAGATACGGTATTTGAAGTGAACGCTAACGCTGTGTTTGGAGTTGCTGACATCTTTAAAAACTTTTCAATCAACAACGTAACTGGTAATACTGCAACAGGTATATCCCTTGTTCAATTAGATGTAGCAAATTCGGGAACGGCTTCTACATTTTTAGTTCAAGCAATTGATATATCAGGTGATGTATTTAACAGTGACGTAACTGTATCAAACGCTAATATCTTGGTTAGAATTAATAACCATGCTTATAAAGCGGGTACAGCCGGACTATAATAGGAGAATATAAACTATGGCTATATCACGATCACAACTAGTTAAAGAACTAGAGCCAGGATTGAATGCCCTATTCGGCCTGGAATACAACAGATACGACAACGAACACGCAGAAATCTTTACAACTGAATCTTCAGACAGAGCGTTTGAGGAAGAAGTAATGTTATC